CACTCGCCGATGGTCAGGTTATCCGGCAGGCTCGTAATCCCCGTGTTGCGTAGGTCAAGCCACTCGCCGATGGTCAGGTTATCCGGCAGGCTCGTAATCCCCGTGTTGCTTAGGTCAAGCCCCCCGCCGACGGTGATTACTCCATCTTTCTCTTCAAAATCTATTCCGGCTTTTATCAAATATTCTTTAAGTTTCATTGTGCCATCTCCTTTAATTCCTTGCATAAGTCCAGTAAAGACGGCTCGTCTTCTTGTTCTTTGAGCTCGCGCAAACGACGTTCAAGCGCATTTAATTCCTGCTCATCTTCCTTGCGCTGATTGCTTAAATAATAGCTATCGTTGGCGATTTCATTAAGCCGAATTTGCCGTTTTTGCTCTGCGATTTTCTCCTCGCAGTCAGAAATTGTTGTTATTTCTTCAAACATTATTTTTCTCCCTTTAAATTAGTGTTTACCTGTTTGCACGGTCATTTATATCACGCTTTTTGATATTGTCAACACTTTTTTTGATTTTTTTTGAAAAAATATTTCTCGGGTCGTATGTGTCTTATAATCCGGGACTTTTTTAACCTGATAAACACTTCTTATAAATTTAAGATGATTTTCTACATAAACAACGGTTGCCTCAAGCTCTGCCGCTATTTTCTCCACAGGCAATCCTTTATTATACAATTCAACAATCTTTTCCCGGTCAAGCTCGTTTCTAAATATCTCTTGTTTAATAAGGTCATCATCGGCGCGACTCTCTATCTGCCGGAACTGCAAATAAAACTGCAGAGCCATTTCGTTTAATTCCGGGATGCTCTGGCATTTTCTATCTGCGTGCATAACGGTTGAGTGGTCTTTATTCAATACCCCCCCGACTTGCGGATAACTTAACCCGGCAAGCCTTAAAAACCGAATCGCGACACTTTTCGCCTGAACATACGGTCGCCCGCGCCGTGAACTCTCCAAATCGGAAACAGAACAGCCAAACTCTTGGCAAATCTTTTGAAAAAACGGATAATAAGCCGAACTTTTGTAAATCATCTTTCACGCCCTTTCTTTTATGAAATTAAAAAACTCGTCTTTTGAATTTGTCTGAAAAAAGTCGCCTTTTGTGCTGGCGACTGTATATTTATATTCCCCGTTTTTGGCATAATTTAAGATTGACACCTTAAACCCGCCAAGCTTTTGTTCAAAATCCGCTATTGCCTGCCTTTCTTTCCTTTCCTTTTCACTCAAACAAAGTCCATTCTCTTTTCGCTTTTCCAGCGCCTCGCGGTGCTGCTTGTCGTAACAATCCCGACATTGATTGCTGCGTCCGCTTTTATATCCTTTATCTTTCGGAAAAGCACTAATCGGCAACTCGCGCCCGCACGTCCGACAAACTTTCTTCTCACTCTTGCCAAGCCGGCGCATTTTCTGGTATTCATTGGTGCATTTTCGGCAATACGTTTGATAACCGCACCTATATCGTCCGTTCGGTATAAATTCGGATACAGGCTTTTCTTGTCCGCATTTTCTACAAACTTTTGTTTCCATTGTTACCCCTCGCGAATAGTTAATTTTATCTTAAATTTATTTACTCAATTTGTATTTTTCAATATAATTCAAACTTATACACAGAGAGTCGCATAACGTCTATTATGAATAGTAACGCAAATATTACGCAGCTCTTTTTCAACCCGTCCGGACAAGGAACTGGCGATATTCAATTAAGCCAACCGTTTACGAACTTTGCTAAGATTTTGTTTTGTTTCTCAAACCAATATGCAGATAATGCCAATATGTTTCAATTGGATTCTAAATCTTTAGATTTTATTATGAGTAACACCACATTGAATAAAAGCCCAATATTGATAGCATATGGCGCGTATTGGCGTTTTAAAAATTATGCCAACGGTAGCACAACCACCCTTTTTAAAAAACAAGACGGACCCTGCATTTTTTGGGGTATTTGGGGTCTGGAATACTAATTAGAAAGTCCAACTGCGAGCCAAATCATAGGGTGAGAACCCTCCATAACATAATCAAAAGATGTTGACGTATAGTTGCGCGTACCGCACGCGGAATAAGTGGAATCCCACGCATTTATCAATGCCGTATATGAATTTGTTGCATAGGACTGTAAAAGCGTGACAGTCCCAGTTTGTAAATCTCTTTGTATATACCCCCACTGTATAAGCAGTTTGTTAAAATTTACATAGCCGCTTGTTATGCCGCTTGTATTCATAATAGACGTTATCAGACGTTAGGATTTATGCCGTACGTTTCCAAATATTCACGGTTAAAGCCGTCCTTGTAATAGTGCCGACAATACCGGAATTATTTGCGTCTGATGTTAAACCCATTAATCTATCGCCTGACGGATGCGTGCCTACATTGCCTGCTTGAACAACGCCTATATCTTTACCGTATGCCTCACTTGTTAAGCTCGGGAAAAACCAGCCGTATCCATTATCACCTTGCGAACAACCGAAATTTGCGTTTCCGTTTGTCCAGCCCATACTTTTTCCGTTTCCTTTGACTGGGACACTTGTGTTAACGGAAGTAATCAGCGACGAGCCTACTTTTTCCCACGTAGAGCCGGAAATAACAGCAGCGAGGGGGCAAGTGCTTTGAGTTCCAAAATAGAGGCTGCCGACCGGATAAACCGTCCCCATAATAGACGTTATGCGCCCGCTTTTAATGTCTCAACAAAATTGATTGCATCATCAAGCCCGCGCCAAATTGTATACTCAAAGCCCAGTGCCAGGACTTTCTGTTCAAATTCCCGTTGCGTGTCCGATTGCCTGCCGGTTGCGGTTTTTATCTCTACAAAATAGGTTTTTCCGGCGTGCAGGATAATTAAATCGGAAACACCGGAACGAACACCCTCGGCTTTAAGTTTTGCCGCAACAACCGGATTTCGCCACCCGCCATTAGGAACGGCAAAAAAAGTAAAATCTTTGTGTGAATTTTCAACAAGCTTTAAATATTGTGCAATGGCGCACTGTATTTTGTGTTCTTCATCGTGTGGCTTTTGGCGCACGTTAAGCCCGCTTTTTTTTAGTTCCAGCGCCCAAGGGTTATTTTTTGGCATAATCTATCCTCTTATAAAATAAAACCCCTCTATCGTAAAATAAAGGGGCTTTGTGTAGGTATGGTTTGTTAAGATAATAATATGATGATATACTTTTTGGTTGGAACTATATGAGAAAAATTATATCGCCTCTTATGTTATCCTATTTTCCCGGTTTGTCAACATCAAACAAAGAAAATTGAACTTTCTCTGCCTTTTTTATCTTTTCTTCATCACGGACGGTTGCTCCGATAATGAAGTCTTTAACTGTTATAAGCGTGCATAAAATCTGCTCCATAACTTCAATCTGATAATCGGCGTCCTTTTGGCTGATTTTCTTTATTTCCACCCAACGCGGGTATAGCTTGCGCCTATACTCAAGCTCCCGCCGTATTGCCGCTATTTGCTCGTTTATTGTCATTTTTTAGCCTCGTCTTTGTTGTTTTCCGGTTGCGGTGTCTGATTAAATAACGGCTCTGGCTCTTCAAAATTAACTCCGGGTTTGCCGCTTTCGTCATCATCAAGCTGAATATTGCCGTAATCAATCGGCATATTTTCAAGCCCGGCGGTTAAATCTTGATTGTCAACATATTCAATTTTTCCGTCTTTTTCTGCCGATTCGTCTTTGATAAAAGCTGTTTGCATTTCAAGCGACATTATACCCCACTTGCCTAAAAGCTGACGCAACATCGTTTTAAATGCCATTTGGTCAAAGTTTTTACTCCAAAAGCTCTCTTTTTTATCGGCTTTTAAATCGTATTTATAGCTCTGCGAATAGGTTTTGGCGTGTTCTTCCATTTTGGATTTACTCCAATATATTGTTTTTTTAAACCCGTTCAAAAGCTCAAAATATGCCATATATCCGATGACTTCCCGCTTTTCCCGCTCTTCTTCGTCAGCAATAAAGGAAAACAAAAACTTTCCGGTATATTTGTCGCGTCCCAAAAATTCGCCTTGCCGCACTTCCATAACGTCTAACTCCGCATATTGCCCGGAACGCAAGGCGAGCTGAATATATCCTTTATAACCAAGTTGAAAAGTTGCTACAACCCGGATTAAATTGCCTTTCTTGTCTTTTTCCTTAAACGGGACAATGTAGTAATACCCAAGCTGCGGACTCGGTGCAAGGTTTAAGCTTTCCCCGGTTAATCCTGCTGCAAATATTGTTGAATGTTCGCAAGCCGCAAGCTGCGGGTTTGTTGACACTGCCGAAACAATGTGCGTAATAAATGATTGCCCGCGCTCTCCGCCTATAACATCGGCTACTTTTTGCTTTACCGCTGTTGTCGCCATAAATGAAGAAAAGTTGCCGCTTTTTGCTGGTTTTTGTAAACTCATTTTTTTTACACTCCTTAAAAATATTAGCGTTGAAACATAGTTAAATATACCCAGATTTTAAATAATGTAAAGATATTTTTTCGTTTTTTTAACAATGGCGTTATCGGGCAATAAAAAAACAAGGCAACCACCTGAAAGCCGCCTTGCCCTTGTATAAACACTAACTATTTAAAAGGATGTGAATTGACAAAAAAATTCAACAATGATTGTTTACATTGCTTCAAGTTCTTTGTCAATCTCATTTATGCGTTGTGCATAACTTTTCATTTTTTCAATCTGTTCAGCGTATTCCTCAACCGTAGCCCTGCCGGTAGCAATCTTAACGCCGATATAGTCCATTGAGCGAAGTTTGCCGTTTAATGCACTCTTTTCGTTTTCAAGGTCGTTTTTTTTCTTGTCAGCGTCATATTTTGCCTTTTCTTCATCCGTCATACTCTCGTAGTGGATTTTCTCAATATCGGCAACTTTTCGCACCGTGTAGCGGTTTTTCCAGCAGTCAATCGTATATTCGCCACCGTTTTTATTGCACGCAATCGCACAAGCCGTATAAAGTGCATAACGTTCTTCTGTTTTATATTCATCGCTGCCGTTAAAGTGGTCTTCAAAAGAAACATCATATTCCGTATAAGGCTTATTAAGCTTCACCACGGTAACTTTACCGTTGACAATATCAAAATCCGCCCACTCCGTATGCTTTGGATATTCCGGCGCTGCCGTTTCAATAACTTTATCAGTCATAAGTTTAAACTCCTATTTTTGGTTGCAACCGCTTTTATATTACCCGGTTTTCGGTTGTAGTCAATACGAGTCGCATAGCGTCTATTATGAATACAAGCGGTGTTGAACAACCGAATTATGCAACGTTTCAAGGTTTAATAACTTCAAGTTCTGGTAGTGAACAATCAACAAGAGCACCTAGTAAAGGTTGGATTTTCGCTCGTATGCAGTTAGATAATAACACAAACCGGACTGTATCCGTAAACAGCAAAGAAATAATCAACGTCAGGAGTGGCGCTGAATATTTGAACGGCAATGAATGTGGCGCTTGTTTTCCCGTAAATTCCGGCGATACTATATCTTGCGTCAGGGCGACTATTTATTTTTGTTCAAACTATTAAACAAGCTGGAAATAATATGCCGCTTGTATGCCGTTGTTGGTTGTATCAAACACGCAAACATCTCCAGAAGAAACATAAAGAGGATAGCTTGCAAAACCAACCATAAAATAGCCGTCAACGGTTGAAACCGGAATATTATGATTGTTAACTTTTACTTTGTTAACACGGCCGCTGTTTGTATTTGCAACGGCAACGACAAGCGCGTCGTATGGCGCAGTCCACGAGGCTAAATTTGATATTGTCCCCATTGCTGCATAGTTCGCTTTTCGTATACCGCTTGTATTCATAATAGACGTTATGCGACTGTTCACCCAAGAGGTATTTGGAACTTGGGTTGAATTATCAGAAGCACCGGGTGCTGTTGAACGAATAATTTGTCCCGAAAACGTCTTGTTGCCCGAGGCGGTCTGGTTTCCGGAAAGGGTCATATAAGAACCTGACGCCTGCTTGCCATTAAGCTGCGTTTGGATATTTGAGGTTACCCCGTCCAAGTAGCCGAGTTCGGTTGAAGTAACGTTAGCAACTGCCACTTTGCCGCTGCCGTCTGACAACAAAGCCCTGTTTGCGGCCAAATTGCTTGTCGTAATGGTTGACGCGCCCCCGGTGATGTTGTTTTGCTTGCTGTTTTGCAAGTTGTTGATATTATCATATACAGCTTTTGCGCTTGGGTATTGCGTTGTGGTGGATGAAGAGGACAGCGATTGCGTCTTGTTTGCCAGCTTTTCGCATAGGTTTATTTGGCTCGTCAAAACCGTTTCTGTAACAAAGTTATCGCCCGGGTCTAAGAATACGCCCCAGTTTGTCATACCGGAATCAGTTACCGGGTTTACGCCGGTGTTATCCTTTTTTGCCCAGTAGAAAATTCCGTTTGAGGCAAGGCAAATTCCGTTTTGTTTGTATGTTGTTGACGCGCACCAAGGCATAATGCCATATTGCTCGCAATTTTTGACGAGGTTTGATATAAGCCACAACGTCTGGTTGAAGTCGGCAGAGTCAACGATTTTTTGATAAGGCCAGCCCTGCAACAGTTCGGTTGAGCCTAAATCCGTGTTGCGGTAGGTTGTATTTGCAATCGGCGGCGTAGGAATCTCGGTTATAGCGTCATCAGCCCAAATTGCCGGCAATGTAAGTGTTCTTGTATCTACCATTGTTTAAACTCTCCCTCTTACGGCGGCGCGCCCGTTGTCTGCCCCGACTCCCTCGCGGTCTGGTGCAAAGGCATTTTGCGGAACATAAAAGACAACGCCCTCAAAATCTGTTGTTGTCGGATACGGTATACGGAACTGGTGTTCAACCTGTTCTGTGTTTTGAGTATAAGTTAAAATCTCTAAATTAGTCAAGCCGATATCAGCAGAAACAACCAGCGTTCCGGTAAACGGGTTTGTTACTTCAAATCCGACAGGCTCGTCCATATAAGCAGAAACAACGTCTTGAATTTCCGGGACGCTGCCGAACTTAACAAAATTTGATATGGCTTTACGCCAAATTGAATTGCGGTATAAATCATCGTTTTGCATAGATATACCGGCTTGCGGGGCATTTTTACACCAAGCGTAGCCGTTGTCGCAGCCTACGCCCGCTTTGTCCGGTGTAAAATAATATGTGTCCGAATAGTTGAAGTTCTGCCGGGTTGAGCCGACTATCCGACCCAACCCGTCCAGCGTGTCCCCGGTTGCCGAATAGATTGTCCGGTATTCCTGCAAATCAATAATTGCGTCATATAGCTGCTGGCATTGTTTAAGCCATACAGACAAAAGCTGTTTGAACAAATATGAATGTTTGTATTGTGCCAAAACCCGGTCAAGCCCGGCGGCAACAACATCCTTGCGGACTTCGCTATAATCAATTTTTAATTTGCCTAACGCTTCCGCCATTGTTTTTAAGCCCCGACTGATTGTTCAATATTGATATTGTCTGCGGTAAACTCTGCAACCTGCAGCCAGCTCATTTCAAGGTCGCTTGTCCCGGTCGGGCTTGCACTCGTTCCGATATAAAGATGATTTATTTTAAAGCCCGGGACTTCATTGATAGGCGTATAAAGGCGGCTGTAAATAACCGGAGAGCCCGGCGGAAAACCGCTTGAAGAATTAAGCCCGTATGCTGCATAATCAATAATATTTTGCTTTATTTGGTCGTAGGCATCCGCCGGATAAATGCTTGCGTCTGTTATGGTTATATCCAAATCAATATACACCGGGACTTTTTCCGGACGGTAAAATGTTATTTGATAGGCAAGTCCGAATCGGTCAAACATTGTCACGGGGTGTTCCAAATTCCCGGCATAGTTTGACAACATCGGAGCTTTAAGCCACATAACATTTGCAATCGCATCTGTGTCGCCTCCGTCAACAACAGCAGCAATCGTTTTTGCCGGTATTCCCTTGTCGTCCGTTTCAAGCGTCCAGTTCTGGTATATACGCACATAATCAACCCCGGCAAGGTTTGTTATTCCGGCATATAACGCGTCAACTTGCGAATATGAAGTATTTGACGTTTCGCGCTGCTGCTTAATATGTAACTGGTTGTCAGTTTCCGGGTCATCGCCAAGCACCGCCACGCTGGTATTTGTTACATTGTGCCAGCCATAAACCGGGGTTAAAATCTGAATAATCGTGTTGTTTGCCGGGTTAATTTCGCCGAACGTGTTACAAGTGGCGACTCCCGTTCCCGTTCCGGCACTCCCGATAACAACATCACTATTCAAGCTGAAAATCGTGTTTGCGTTAACATCAGATATTTGCGAACCGGCAGGCACAACCGTGCCGGAAGTCCCGGTCAAAGTAACGTTTATTTGTGTTGCCGAGCCATAGGCAGGCACAATGCCGTTTAATTGGACAAGCGAACGCAAAGCCACGCCGAAAGCATTAAGCGGGTCAAACTGCGTGCTGGCGGCGTATGCTTGTTGCCAGCAATCGGCAAGCTGCTCGCAAACAATCGCGTTAAACTGCCCGATTATGCTGTCGTCCTTTTCGTTAATAAATACGGCTTGCCCATCTTCGTCCGTGATTGCCCGAATATCTGCCATTGTTTCGTCAAGCAAATCGCGGAGCCTTTTAGGCTTAAAGCCCGTTGAAGTCATACCGTAAACGTTTGCACTCATAGCGTGAACTCCTGCACAATCGGGATATACTTCCCGTCAACCTTAATTTCAACATATACGGATATATGCCCCGTTTTTGAGTTAAAAGACAAGCGGAAGTTGTTAATACTCTGCACGCCGTCAGTATTTAAAATCTCTTTTCTAAGCAAAAGTTTGAAGTAGTTAATATCCCGCTTGCCTAAAATATCCTGAATATACGGCATACCGGCGGTCGTATCAATAAACCACTCGCCCTTTAAGCGGCGAATACGCGTAATAACCCGCTGCGCCGTTTCGTTTCTACTTACGGCATAACGGATTAAACCGTTACGGTGCGCTATATCGTTTGTTGCCGGGTCTATCAAAATATCAACACTCATCTTTTGCCCTCTTGATTGTAGATTAACAAGCAAAAGCGCTTTTGTAAATATGCAGGAATTTTTGAGTTGTCCACAAAAAAAAGCAACGCCGATAGGTTTGTTGCCAAACATAACCGAATTAAAGTTACGAGAAAAACTGGCGTTGCTGTATCTTCAATATAACCACCAAAACAAAATTTGCAAGCAAAAAAAACAATCAAGCAACAAGTATAATAAATATAAATATAAATATAATATATATTTAAAAAATATAAATTGTCTTTTGTTGCCGTCAAAATTTTATCCACAAACTTATGCACAAGGTTATGCACAGACTTATCCACAGACGCAAGGTGGACAAAATCGGACAATTTTTTGTTAATAAGCCGGCTATTAAGTTTAAATTAAAAATTTTCGGGTTATATTGATAGTGTGAGAGAAGAAGGATTATTTTTATTTAACGGGGTTATAGTATCTATTGTTTTACTATAATCATCCTCGCTCATATACTATAACCCCGCCTTTTTGAAAGAAAATATATTACGGATTAAGGAAAATGGAAAATGATATTGATAAAATTTTTAATCGTCAGTTTGAGCGTATGAAAGCGGAGCTTTTAGACATTAACACGCCGCAAGGCTACTTGACGATTATTTCAAAATACTGGTCGTTTGCAAAAAAGGATTTACAGGAAAGGATTAAGGAAAATGTATTGGACAAAGATACCAACAAATTTACTCAAACAAAGAGTTTCAGATAACGAACTTGCGGCAATAGTCAAATATCAACTATTGTGGGCTGATTTAGAATACCAGCCGGACGAAGAAACCGCCTCAAGATACCTCACGAAAAAGCAAATGGAGATAGTCAAACATTGGCTAAACGCTATTGAAGCGCAAGTAACTTGTGATATACGTTTAGTTGAAAAGAAGAGAACAAGCGTTAAAATTTCTTACCGTAAAAACAAAGAGTTAAAAAAAAGTCTAGCACCTAGTCTAGCACCTAATCTAGCGCCTAGTCTAGCAGCGAAAGATAATATATTAAATAAAAATAATAATATATTTAAAAACTCTAACTCTCAGTCTAGTAGAGAGTCAGAGGTTAAAAAAGAAAAAATAGAAAAAGAAAAAGAAAAAGAAAAAAAAGAAAATTTTATAAAAACGCAGGACTACGGAGAAACCATTTTGATAGGTCAGGATTTCAAAATTGACTATTCCGACAAGTTCTTTTTTCCCTACCGCCAAGCCCCTGACAAACTCACAAACAAGCTTGAACGCTGGATAATTGATAAAAAGCTCGGCAAAGAGATAAAGAAAAACTTCATCTGCACGCAAATAACAAACTTTTCACAACGGGACGGCTGCATAACAGAATTACTTAAACCTTGCGCATAAAGCCCCGTTTTTTTCGCTTCTAGCGCGTAAACGTTATTTTTATGTGTAGTTTATCATAAAAATCAAAACATAACGCTGTATGATAAAAAAAACGCGTTTATGAAAAAGAAACAAAAACCTATTCTGCCACCGGCGGACTTGTCGGCTGTCCCATATTCCCGGTGTGGACGTGATTCTTTCCGCTTATTCCGGCGCTCAAAACGTCCGTATCTGATGATATTTCGCCGCTTACGTTTAAAGCCCCGTTTATGGTTACAGTTCCGGCGTTTATTGTGATGTTGCCGCCTGCCATTTGTATAGAGGCAGCCCCTTGAGTCAAACTTAACGTTTCCGGATATACCGATAATTTAACGCTCCCGTCTCCATTTCTCACTTCAACAGCCGTTTGTGAATAGTTTTGTATGTTATTTGCCGGAGTCATTACGCCAGGAAAACACATCGCGTCAGTGTAATCAAAACAACGAACTGTGCACAATGCTGCGTCTTCCCCGCTGATCGGATTGCTTATCTGCCCGGTCGTGGCAAAATTGTCCAAGCTCCGCTGCGAAAAAATCAATGTGCAAAGCTGCCCGTGCAAAACCGGCATTGTGATTGATAAACCCAACCCCTCGCACTGGTTTACCGACAAAGGTATGTTTGTTATCTTCGGACTGTCTATATATTGAACTTCCTGCGTGTCTGGGTTTATAAATTTCAACCGGATTGCCGTATATGCTGAAACGCGCGGCACACCATCATCGCCAACAGTCAACTGGTCAATTGTTCCCGGTATTGCCGTGTTTATCATTGTCGGCAACAACCGCTGCAGCGACACCTTAAAATCTTCCGCCTTGTCTTTTATTATGCTGTAATCCATAATTTTACCCCTGCTTGTAACTCTGAATGCTCATTGTCCAGCTGTCCGATTTTGTGTCTAAATTCAAGTTCATTGTATGGACTTTATAGCGTCCGTTCAATTCTGTATTGATTGAACTTTGCAAGCGCACAAATTGAGCGGGGCTGACACCCGGGACGTATAGCGCCTGAATGTCAGTCCCTATTTGCTGTTGCGCGGGTCCGGATAGAATGGGGGAGGCTTTTATCAAAACCCCCGCGCCCAGCAAAGTTTCTACATTAAAACCGCGCTTGTCGCTTACTGCCTCAAATACGCCGTTGTTAATGCTCCAGCTAAAGCCGTATTGTCCGCCCAGCCGGTCTAAAAATTCTTTAGCCCCTCCGGCGTATGCCATACCGGAAAAGCCCACTTGCCCGGAAACATCAATCCGGCTGTCGTCAATCGTTACGCCCGGTATTTTTCCGGCAATATCCTTGACAACGTCTTTTAACTGTATCCCGTTTGTGTATGATAAAGAAACAGGCGCACGCATAAATCCGCCCTGCCCGTCCAAAGATATTAACGTTATCGGTATGTCCGTGTCTTCACGGTTAACAACACAATTCAAAATTCCGCCCCGAAAAACAAGCTCTTTCTGCCGCCCGTCATACCAGGCATAAAGCCGGATACTGGCTTGACTCTGCATTATCTTGTTTCTTGTTTCTTTTGATAGCCCGTAAACCGTAATCTGGCTTGCATTCGGAATACTTATCATACTTTTTGTGATATTGGCTTTAATGCGCAAAGTTGAAGTTGAACCGTCAGACAATATCCGTATTGCCTGTTGGCTGTTGCCGTCCCCTTGATAATCTTTCAACGGTCCCACTAACAACTCCAAATTTCGCTTAAAGTTAATCAAGTTTTTTATCCTCAAAAGAAACCGGCACCGTTTCGCCCGGAATATAAACCACAATAAAACAATCATTCCCCAAACTGTCAGGCGTGTTGTTTTCTTTTCCCTTCAGGCTGGCAACATTGATTGCCCACCCGTTTAAAAGCTCGCATTTTCCCTTAATCAAATTATCAACACCGGTGCGCAAGTTTATCCCGGTTATCACAGGCGTGTTTGTTTCCGTGTCGCTTTCTGCCGGTTGGTATATATCCATAAGCCAGCATTGAATATTCGGAAAATAGTTCACTTCAAAAACAAGCGACATCTCGTTTAATATGATTGTTTTTCTTGCGCTCGGCGTGTTGTCAAAAGGTAACAAGTATGGCATATCAACCCCCGAATAAACTATTTTTGAAGTCGCTTAAAACCGAACTGTTGACTTCCGGGACGTATGTTGCAGCAGCGCGCCCGCTGTCTACCATTCCCGCCAAAGACGTATTTAAACCCCCGACTGTCGTCCCGTTGCTCTGCAAGGTTACCAAATCAACCGAAACAAAGTTTATTTGCTGCAAAGTTACGGCAATCTGCAAAGCTCCTTTATACGGCGCGCGGTGCAATGGATTAAAGCTTTTAATTATCATATTGTCATAAATGGCGTGTTCGGTCGTTAAGGTAACGAGTTCCCGATTTTCCACAATCGCCGCCAGCGTTTCAAAAACATCTTGCGCCCGATTCCCAAACAAAGCCCCGTAGCCGCTGTTTGTCATCTCAAAATTTAACGTTGCCTGTATAGGGTGCGTGATAACGTGATCGGATACCTGCGTGCCGTTTTCAAGCGTGGTTGTTGTTACGTCCGCCTCGTATTGATGAACTTCGCTGATTTTCACATCGGCGGAAACATCGCCCAAAGTTTCGCTTGATATAAGGGCGTTACTTCCGAAAATGTTTAAAATCGCGTTTGCATTTAATAAACTCATCTTTTAATAACCCCCGATAAAGCTGCCATACGTCCCGGAAGAAACAACGTTAGCGTCCGGCATTTCCGTTTGCATTGCCTGAATAACGCTGCGCGCGTCTGCTCCGGTCATAATCGTTATGGTCTGGTTGTTATTTACAATGCCTTTCCCCGCGCCCGCCTGCGGCTGTGCCTGCGGTGGAATTGTCAAATCTATTGACGGAATCGCGCGTGCCTTGTCATACTCGGCAAACATACGGTCAATGTCTTCGGCTTTCGGTAATTGTATCATATTTTCGCCGCTTCCCGATTTTCCCCCGCCAAAACCCAAAAGCTGAATAATGCCGTCTTTTAAGCTTGTGTCCTGCTTTTCTGGCTTTTGTTGTTGCTGCTGCTGATTATTTCCGGCGGGGGTTACGGCTCCTGTTTGTGCTTGCGTTAATTGCGGCAGGATTTTTTCGCCCCTGCGCGCGTTTTCACGCGCTCCCTGCCCCTCATAGCCGCCAAAGACTTTTAACGCACCCTCCGTCAAAGTTTCGCCCGCTGTTTTTGCTCCCTCGTATACAAAATCAATAACTTTTCCTAAGCTGCTCAAAATCTTGTTTATAACCGGGAACATATCTTCAATTTTATCAATGCACTTGTCTATTAAGCCCGGTATGGCGTTAAATACATCGGCAAAAACCTGCCCGACCGATTTTAAGTCTTCTTTTAATTCAGGGAATTTGTCCATCCAATTTGAAAAAGCGTTTACAATATCCCCGATGACGCTTTCGCCGCCCTGTAGCCAAGTAATAAAATCTTCAATGACAAGAGAAACACCGGCAATAGCTGCCCCGACTGCCGCAAACTGTATGATTGCCGGAGCCATTAACGCCAGAAAACCCGCCAGCGCTCCGGTAACAAGCCCGGCGACAACCTTAACCGCGTCCATATTTTTTAAAAACGGTTGCATAGGTTGTAGCAAAGCAACAAACCCGTCTTTAATTTTAACGAGAATATCCCAAAAGCGCCCGAAACCCCGGCTCACCCCGTCAATGACAACCCCCAAGCCCTGCCGAACAAAATCCGCGTTGTTAATTAAAAATTGTTTGAAGTTATCCACAACTTTTTTTAAGTTCGGCGCAAAGCTCAAAGCAATGCTGTTTCCTAACGCCTGAAAGACAGTTTTAAGCGTTTTGATTGATTTTGATAATTCCGCGCCCCGGTTGATTGCGTCTTCCGGTATAATCGCCCCAACAAGCTGCGCCTCTTCAAAAAGCTCGCTTAAACCCTGCCGCCCCTGTTTAAGCAACATCAAAGTGTCGTTTGATATGCCGACACGCTCCGCCCACTGGACAGCACGGGCAGAACTCATTTTATTTAATTTGTCGCCAACGTCCTTTAATACTTCATCAGCGCCCCTAAGCTGCCCGCTTGCATTATGGACGCTTACGCCTAACATCATAAGTTCCATATTAAGCTCGCCCGGAATCGGGGAACTCATCGTTTTTAGCAAGCTTTCAAGGTCGGAGGTTACGGCAGCCGATGACGCGCCGACAGCCTCCGCCGCATATTGCCATTGCTGCAGGCTGTCTGTTGACAAGTTGGTTGATTGCGATAGCTTTTGCAGCTCTATCGCCTTATCGCTTGCACTAAGCAAAAAAGCAGATGTGGCTGCTCCGGCTGCCGTTGCTGTTGCCGCCCACTTCGTAACCTCGCTTTTTAACGTAGATATCCCGTCTTTGATGGACTTTATAGCCTTTTCAGTTCCGGGGCTCGTCTTAAACGATAATAATGTAACTAACTCGTCAACAACTGCCATTTGTCAGCCCTCTTTATGATAGCTCGCTGCCTCTATGTAGTTAAGCCAGTCAGCCATCCGTTTCGCCTCAAAAAACATTTTAATTGAAACCTTGCCGTTATACAACCCGGCAAAGTCTACAAGCCCACGCCTTACCGGCTCCCCGATAAAGGCATAGACGCGTTGTCCGGGCTCAATGCTGATAGCCCTGCCAGAACTTTCTTGAACCCGAGTAGTGCTGTATTTAGCCCACTCGGTAAATATTCCCCCACCAAAGACACCAGCCCGTTTAAGCATACAAGCCATAAGTCCCCGGCGTTTTCCGGTCTGCCGAACCAGTCGTTCGCCGCCGCCTGATTTTCCAGGCAAATCTGCTCCGGCGTGATAACCCGGCTTAGAACTTTCTTCATCAACCGTTCTGTTTCTTCCGGTTTGATTTTTGCAAAAAGCTCGGCTATCTCGTCATTGCTCGTTTTTTTGCCTTGTGGCGCGTTTTTCCCTTTTTTCGGCTCTTCCCCTTTGTTGTTAAACAAAGCTATTGCAGAACCGATAAAACCGCCCATTGTAGCCATAAATTCAATATGAAAACTCAATGCCTCAAACACACTGAAGTTTTTTATGTTGTAGGTCTTTCCATTTACGGAAAAACTTGTAAATTCCCCCAAGTTATCCATTTTACAACCTTTCGTTTTGTTAATTTAAGTAAAGCCCCGTTTTTATCCGGGGCTTTTTCTCTTCTTTTATTCGCCCGGTGCAACAACCATTCCGGTGCCGACAAAGTCAAAGGCTACCCCGCCCATTTGTTTGTCGCCGGTGGATAAGTCTGCCGGAACCGACACAAGCGCATTTGCAATCGTATATAAGCGTTTTACGCCCGAATACAGAATAAACACGCCCGGCGTTGAACTTACCTGCTGCAGCGATACCTGCGTATTTAGGAAGTCCACGCTGTCGGAAGTCTCGCGAAACGTTACCGTGATTCGCCCGCCCTGCAAAGTGGCAATGTTCGCCGCTCCGCCGTCAGTGCCTTCGGTCAGCTCAACTTCACCGCCTATTGTGTGAATTGTTACAGAGGCACCGGACATTAAGCCTTGCAGATGTGTCCCGTTAAAAGAACAACTAAGCTGCCCCTGATTGTAAATTTTTCTTACTGCCATTGTCTTAACTCCTCTTAATCAACAACTTCAACAGAGATTGCAACACTCCGCATACTTCCGCTGTCATTCAACACAATAGCAAACGGCGTGCCGATACCGGCGCGGCGCTGTGCTGCGGTTGAACTGGATATAGGCTGCGGCGTGATTGTATATGCCGATTGCAAAGAAACGCCATTTTCCGATGTGCTGTCGGCATACTCGCGGTCGGCAAAGCTTCCGTTTGTTACATAGGCATCGCACGTCTGCGTGATTGCGGAAGTCAATAAGGTCTGCCCTGCAACCGTATACGGAATTTTTTTGTTGCGTAAAAATACATTAGCAACATTGATTTTCAATTCGGCGATGAAGTTGCAGACGTTAACCCACAAATCCGAACGCCACAAACTTGACGACTGGTCGCCATTTCTCACGCACAAAGCGTCCCGCGTTCCCCAATAGGTAATCGTGTTACAGCGCTTATTGTCCAGCGTGGTCAGATTTGTGTTCAAATCCGGCAAGGTAACAGCCGGGATAGAACCCAGGTTTTTAAACTTCATATCCAAAACGCTGTTTGCCGTTGCGTAGTTTACCGACTGCAAAGTTGCCAAATAAGCAACATCCGGGTAAACCTGCGCGTTATCGTGATAAAATGTTGCTACGCCCTGATAATTCATAGAATTGCAGATATAGGCAATGTTTGAAGTATCGGACGCACTTAACACGTTCGGGTTGTTTGTTACAATACAAGTTACGCCCTCAACGCCCAAGCCGTTAACCCAAGAGGCAAAATCCTGTGCGTCCTGCGTGTCCCTGTATTCTGCATCCAAGCTCCAAGCATAGGCATTTGAGCCGATGTTTTGAATATAAGCGCGGTTTGCTGCCAGCTCTTCGGTGATTGAACCCGCAACATAACCGGACGCTTGCAAGCTTGCCCCGCTTTCCTGCGTCAATCCTAACATTTCGGATATATCAACAACCGGTGTCGTTGCGCCGTTTACAACACTAGCGCCAGCCCCGGAAGTCAAACCAAGCAAAGCGGAAACATCAGTTCCGGCAGAACCGGCACTTGCAAAAGCCAAGGTTGCCGCACTTCCTGTTTCGGTTGTCGTCAAAATCAAGCTTTCTTCGTTTGCCGTAACCGTTACGCCGTCAATCTTGCCAGTCAAAACTGTTACAATGCCGCTAATATCGTCAGCAGATTGAAAGTCCAGCCCGGTAATATCTTTTTCATCACCGTTAACAGAGATTTTAAAAGCTCCGTCTGATATGCTTGTCAGGCTTGCCGGTGTTACCGTGCCGCCGGTCAAAACTGCCGGTGTTTCAATTTCCGTTACAGTCGGAGCTGCGGCATAGCCGATAGAAGAGTTTGCGCCGTTCGTCTTGCTCTTCAAAATCAAATTGCCGTTATACTCTTCAACAATAAAGTTCGCACTTGCAGACGGCGTTAATGCTGCAATCAAAGTTTGTAAATTTGTTACGCCGGAAAAATCGGTCGGCGATAATTCCTGACGCACGCCGTCAATCGCTACGCTAAAAGCACCGTTAGAAACAGAAGCTAACGCCGCGTAATTAACAGACGCGCTAAGCAAGTAGGCAGGCTGATTGTCTGTAAAAATGCGCCCTACGGCAATCTGCGCCGGGTGGGAAGTCAAGCCAAAAAAGGCATTGCCTGCCCAGTATACAGAACTACCGCTTGTTGTAATTTCATTAAAGGAATCGCTGTCGCTGAAAAACCGGACGCGCTCCCCGTGCAAAAAATCAACGTTCGGCGTATTAAAGCATTGCAACGTCATATCCGTAGGGGTCAATGACTGCGCTCTGCTTAAACTAATTTGAACGTCAAGTTCAATCGGTGTTATTGACATTTTGTTGTCCTCCTATTTTTACCGTAAAAATATCTTCTTTATTATCACGAACACTAACGTTTAAGTCAACCACGTCAAAACCCTCTATGACTTTAACCGTGCTCAAGTTTGCATAAAAATAAACATTAACGACTGCCTGCGGCAAAACCTTACCCAAAACAACCGTTGATATATCCTGAATATTATCGTGTCCGCCATATCCAAGATACTGCCATAAAGGCGCGTTTTTTATCCTTTCCAGCGGGTCTTCGTCATCGGTCGCACCATACCCCCGCTCCGGGCTTTTTAGCTCGCTGATGACTTTCTCAAGCGCCGCAAGCGCCCCTTGTCCGAACGCCTTAAACTCAACTTTCAAATATGTTTCGTTTTTCTGGTCAATATAAAAATCGCCCTCTTCATTAAATCCGGTGTATTGTATATCGTATTGCTCCGGGTTTAATTCTTTCACCCAAACAGAGCAATATTGATTTGCCGGTGTCGGCCCGTCATACGGCGCTATAACGCACGGCAAGCCGGTGGCAACTTCCGCCAAGCTCCGGAAAAGCTGCCGCGCCCGTTCTAACTGTTCGTCTATGTTAAGCCCCTGCATTGACATCGTTTTTTATATCCTTATACCGAATCGCATAGTAGCTCTTAAAATTTGCGTTTTTGTGTGTTGCCGGGTTTTTCATAACAATAAATTCCTTGCCGTCAATTTCCAGAAAAGTCTGCAACGGTTGAATATCCGCGTTTTGCTGGTCGGAGATGTAAAACGTATCCTGCATATCTTGAAACATCACACAATACGCCTCGTCAACCAAATTTCCCTCGGCTATCAATTCAAGCGTCTTTTCGTTTACGTTTAGCAAAATACAGTTGGCAACTGCCCGGCGATTCTCTATCGTCTTAATCCAGCGCCCGCCTTTTAATTCGCCGCGCTTTTCATAGGCGCTTACGCTATGATTGCGCCCGAACGCCTGCAAAGTGTAGCTAAAATCCATAGGTAAAACAGACAACGCTTTAACTCCTTTTTCTTACCGTATAAGTTACAGCCCCAAGCATTTTTCCTGTATCAACCAGCGGATTATCCGAACCTTTGCCCTCGGCATAAAAAAGCTTGCCGCTTTTCTTGTTATGCATCCACCCGCCGGAAACAGTAAACGGCGCATTCGGCGGGTCTTTTAAGTCAACGATTGACTTTCTTATCTCGCCTTGCGCCATATTCCCGCCCTGATTAAAAACAACTTCTGCGTCAAGTTTTCCGGCGTTTATGGCGGGCATTGCCGCTTTTGCCATTTTGCCCCACTGCGCCTTTATGTTATTGATTGCGGGTGTCATAAAATCACGCGCCGGGCTGTTATAAGTCCCGTATTGATTCCATATTGCCACATCAATAACACTTGCGCCGTTGTCATATTTCAAATTGACTGTATTCGGAAAACCGCAAGCCGCCTCAAGGTCTTGCATTTTTTTTGCTTTCTTCAAAAGCTTTTCGGCAAAACCTTTATTTTTCTGTTGAAAAGTCGCGGTCGCCTGCATTTTCCCAAATCCTCAAAATGTGTCAGGGCTTAAAACAACGTAGCCATAAAGCGCGCACATCTGCAACAGCTCAAGGAATCGCAAGCCGTAAACCGTTCTTCCCAAATCGGCAAAAAGCGGATTGTCGCTTGTTATCAAAGAGTTGTTGACAAACGATTGTGATAAGCTCGCATTGCTCGCGCTGATTGAACTTGCCACTCCGGTATTTAGCATACTGGAATTTTTCCCGGCATTTGCCAACCCGGACGAAATATTGAACTCAATCGCTAAACAATGCGCGGTAAACAAGAAAACGGCGTCCGTTCTAAACTCGCCAAAAGTCGTATTGCTTACAAACCTATCGGCAAAGCTGCCCCGATAATTTACGGCGGATTGCTCCACAACGGCAAATTCGGGATAAGCTTTTATAAAATCTACATAAACGAACGCCATTTTGTTTTACCCTAAGTTAATATCAATACTTCCGGCGGGTTTAAAAGCCTTGCCGCCTGCGTCTTTTTTGACTTCCGCGGCAATAGTCATAAACCCGTCTGTCCGGCTTACGTTTTCCGTCAGATATTCCGGGGCTTTCTGCACCGATATATCTTTACTTAACGGCTCGTCCTTATCCACTTGTTTGGTTGCCCGTAAAAGCCCCTTGTCAAGCAGATTGCGGATATATTGAAGTTTTAACAGTTCTTCAAAAATATCTGCGTCAACCTTTTTGCACTCCCGTGAGATTATCTCAATTTCGTGCTTGCCGATTCTCAACAAAAGCGGGTTTACGGACATATTCCAAACCGTGTAATATGACTTACTAGCCGGGATATATTCCTTTTCTACCGGTTGCTCCTCTTTCTTCACGCCTTGCGCTGCTGCCAGTTTTTCCTGATTGACTGCCGCCAAAACATCAGAGTCTTTTACCTCTTCCGCTTTGTTTTCTGCTGCCTTAACCTCTTTTTTAGGCTCGGCGGCTTTTTTTGCCGCCTTGCCCAATTTATTCCCTTTTTGAAAAGCCATTTTTATTTACCCCCATTTTCAAAAGTTATGATTAAATACCGTCAACATACATAGTCGCTGCAGGTTGGCGCATAGCATACGAGCCGTGTTTCTGTTCAGAATAGAACTCGGCACCAAGCGGAACCGGAACCGGCGCTTGCACCTGATAGGGCAGCGGGAACGGCATAGCCTGATTTTTCGCGCTACGGTCTTGAACAACCATACGGTTAGCACCGTCAACACCTGCCCCCTGCAGATAACGGATCGGGACGATTTCCAATTCCTGCCCGCGCAACTGTGTATACAGGTTATTGCGTTTCAGGTAATCTAGTGCAGAGCTAAATGCGGCTGTTGCCCCGCCAGTCCCCAACGTGAACGGCGTGTCGTTCAGCATAGAGAACTGTTCAGGCGGCAAAAAGACAACATTCGGCAGCATAACCGTTCTGGTGCGGAGATATACCGCGCGGATAGCCGACTGCACGTCTTTAATCATTTCCTGCGCCGTCTTGTCCTCCCATTTCGTGGATGCCGGAACCGATTCGGACGGCATAGCGTTAGAGATGACAACGCCCGGATAATTGATGAACCCTTGGAAACCAACAGAAGAATCGCCGAACATCGTTGACGTTTCAATCAGGTTGTCGCAAGCAACACGCATAATTTCGCCAAGTTCTTGCGCCAGATTGCCATTAAAGCCGAACTGCCATTGTCTAGCGTCTTCGTTGTTGATTTTTGCCCCAACGGCAGAGGCAGCCAGCGGCACGGTTACTGCGCCGATAGACTGCGAAACCATCGGGATATTGTTATTTTCAGCCTGTCCGATAAACGCTGCAGAGCCTTGACGGTCGCGGGTAATAAACCCGTAGTTCTGTGCGCCTGCGTTGATGTTGGAGATAATCTGGTCGTCTTTAAGGACTTTATACCAGTCCTGCTCCGGGTATTCAACGTCAAAAAATGCGGAATCAACGGCTGTATAGATTGAAAAAGCAACTTCCTGTGCGGTTACTGCCTTTTGTCCACCATAAGTGATACTCATTTTCTATACTCCTTATTCTAGTCGGTTACAAATTCAACCAAAGCCAAGTCGCCAGCAGCGCCGGAACTTCTAAACTTAACATTCGTCAGCTGCACGGTGTCGGTTACTGACGAAGTTGACGAATTAACGCCGCCGGACAAGGTCGCACCGGATACATTTGCAAAATTGCCGGTCTGCACCAAAGCCAAGCTATTGCCGGCAGTTCCAGCCGTGCGGGCTGTCAAAGTCATAACTCC